GGGAATGGTATTGAGGTTGGTACTAACGGTAAAGCTGCTACTAATACTGATGGTATTGGTATTGGTATTGCTTTAACTGGTGCTGCTGGCGCAGGCAACATTGTTGCAGTTAAAATGCTTAATACTTCTGTAACTAATGGTGTTGATGGCGCTGATGCTCCGCTCGTTCAAACTTTTGTCTACACTGCAGCTGATTTAGAGGCTGGTGTTGACATTACTGACGCTATTATCGGTGTAGTTCCTGCTGGTTACGATGCAACTGTTATCGATGCCCAAGTAATTTCTACTGGTACCGCCACTGGTATTGGGGCGGAAGCTACTTCAGTAGTTCTTCTTGAAGTTGGTTCTACTAAAATTGCAGAAGTTACTTTTGATGCAGAAACTGCTTTTCCGGCAGCTGGTGCGGCTGAGGCTATCACATTAATTCCTGCAGAAGCTGAACTTGAAGCAGGCTCAGTATTACTGCTGACTGTCACAAATGATGCAGCAGTAAATCTTCCGGTGTTCATGGTACAGATTACTCTGACCTTGACACCTGCAGTTTAATAAGAAGGGAGTGTTGACAAGTGCCTAAAATGCAAGATGCTCACATTGACAGAGCGTTAACAAATATGTCAGTTGCATATATGCAGGACGCTAGCAATTATATAGCTGACAAAGTTTTTCCTGTTATACCTGTTAAGCGTCAGGCTGATCTCTACTACATTTATAACACTGGGGACTTCTTGAGAGATGAAGCCAAGGTTAGAGGAGCTATTTCGGAATCTGTTGGCGGTGACTACGATCTTGATTCAGCTACTTACTACTGTAAGAAATATGCTTTCCATAAGGATGTTTCTCCAGAGGAGCGCGTGAATTATGATGAACCACTTGATGCAGATAAGGACGCGCAGATTTTTGTTTCTCAGAAGATGCTTATCCGTAGGGAAATGGAATGGGCTTCTAAGTTCTTTAAAGCTGGTGTATGGAGTAATGAGATTGCAGGTGATTCAGCAGCCGATACAGGTAAAGCTATCTATTGGAACAAGGACACATCTAATCCCATCCAGAATATAACAGATGAAGCAGTCAAGATGGCGGCTCGCACAGGCTATAGGCCAAATACATTGGTGTTGTCGCCTTACGTATTCAATGCACTAAAGAATCACTTTGATGTTCTTGACAGAGTTAAGTATACAGAAACTGGTGTTGTTACAACGTCCTTGCTCGCGTCATTGTTCGAAATTGAAAATGTGTATGTAGCTTGGGCAGTAGTTAATAACAGTGCTAAAGGTTCTGATGATGATGTTAATTTCATCATGGGCAAGAATGCGTTACTTTGTTACAGTAACCCTAATCCTAGCCTGAGAACGCCTTCAGCCGGCTATATCTTTGCTTGGACTGGTTTAGAGGGTGCTGGAGCTTACGGTAACCGTATCGTTAGAATTCCTATGGACATGCTCGGCATAGGCGTAGAACGTATCGAGGGTGAAATCGCTTTTGATGCTAAGCAAGTTGGCGATGACCTTGGTGTGTTCTTTAAGGACATCGTAGAGTAATGTTCGTAGTTAGGCGCTCCTTTAGGGGGCCACGAGGACCTATATCTGCTGGCTCTATCATTGAGCCAGCAGATATAAGGAACTTTAGGTACCGACTACAAGAGAAGCATATCATAGAAGTTACCGAGCAGAACTTCAATAGTTATCGTGTATTTTTTAAACAGCGTTTTGGGGTAGACATTGGTGCAGCAAAGGAACTTGAAGAACGTAAAAAGATGCTTGCTTCAAAATGTGCCAAATTAAAGTTAGAGCTGCCAGAGGACCTAACTATTGAGCAGCTTGAACAAGCAATAATTGACGCTGAAGCAAAAGCTGAAGCAAAAGCTGAAGCAAAAGCTGAAGCAAAAGCTAAAGCAAAAGCTGCTACAGAAGCAAAAGTTGCAAAAGTTACTGCTAAATAGGAGGTGATAAGATGTCTTGGAGTTATTCTGGAAATCCAGCTAGTAGTGAAATGGATGAGCTCCGATTTATTATTGGAGATACAAATATTTCTGAACCTATTATGCAGGATGAAGAACTTGAGTATCTTATCACTAAGTATGGATCTAATAGAAATTTGTTGATGTACCAAGCTTTTACACGTGCAGCAACTTTATTTGCTAGGGATATTAAACGTAGCTTAGGCCCG